TTTTGGTAGATTACCAACATCAATATAGAATATTCTTCTTTCTGGTGCTCTTGATAATCTATAAATTACAAGACTATCCTCAATCATTCTAAGTTGATTAAGTGCCTTAATTGCTTTATGTAAATATGAAAGAACAGTTCCTTTATTTCTATCTACAAGACCAGAAGTTACATAAGTAACAGAATCTTTTGCGATTTTAACTCCCTTACTTCCACCAGGTTGATTACTAATTAAATTATTTGATGGATAATTTGGCTTTTCTGTATATACATAATATTCCTCAATTTCAGGAGACATTATTTTTGTAACGTCTTTTTCAGCATTTGACCTTACATTCATATAGTCATTCGTCTTCAGCTTCTTCTCTTGACGAACAAGCTTCATTTTCATTGGGTCAATATATCTTAAATCCTTAATCCCTTCATGAGGTTTTTTAATATCGATTACTTTTAAGTAATACAGTCTGCCATCGATATACCAATTCCTAAAAATTTCATGAGATTTGGAATCAAAATCCATAATCTCTTTAATATTTCTAAATTCTTCCCTAATTAATTTCTTTAATTTATCACTAGCGTTTAAATTTGATAATTCTATTTCAACAGGTGAATCATACAAATCACTAACAATTGCTTCATTTATAACATCTTCAATGGCACTATCCGCTTCCGGATGAAGTGCCATTTCTCGATATCTTTTTATTAAATCAGATTCAGTCCTGTAAACACCTTCAATATCAACATATGAACCATAAAAACTACTTGCAACATAATTATCATTCCCGTCCTCATTATTAGGAGGAACGGGAGAAACTATAGAAGTAGATTTCTTTTCTTTGTCACCAATAGAAAAGCCAAAAAGTCGTGCCATTATTTAATGAACTCTATTATTGAGTTATTTAGCTGATATCCTCACCGCCAGCTGATGGAGATGTGCCCTTATAGGCTTCCCACCACTGAACCTGTAATTCTACACTAAACTCTTCAATTGTGTCGGTTGTTTCGTAGTTTAAGTCAATAGTAGACAAATTGGTTGGGAAAATATCCCAGAACTTGTAAGATCTAAGTACACTACCATCGCGATCTAGTTGTTTAACAACAGCATCCTTTTGATATTCTTCTGGATCTACAGAACCAGATGCATCAGACATCTTATTAATAACATTCATCCACTTTTCAAAAGCAGAACGAATGGAGAAGTCTGTATCGTTAATAACTGTGATTGTCCATGTTTCAAATGTTCTATCTCCGGCAATTTTTAAAATTCGTCCTCGGAATGGAACTTCGACAGGAGCAATAGTAGATGCTGGTAAAGCAGCAGCTTTAACCAAGAATCTTGCTTTTTGTAAGACATCATTATCAATCGCAACAGCATCTGGAAATGCTAGTTCGACTTCGAATAGATTGGGTCTAGTACCACCACCAGATAATCTACTCTTAAAATCACTAATTGTCCTTAATGGTGTGGTGTTCTGTTGTTGACGAGTTGCCATAGTTTTTTATACCTCTTGATTTATTAAGTAGAATTAAACAGAACCAATAATTTCGTCAAATGAAACCCCAGTTCTCGTAGCAACAAAGGTTAGACCGATGAAGTTGATAGAACGTGCTGGTTTAATGTAAATGTCAGCCACAAACTCATTATTATCTATAATAGCAGCGGTGTTATTTGTCTCATCACAAATAACGACGTAATCCTGAATTCCTCTCTTCGCTTGAACATCACGTAAGAATGGTTCAACAATGTTCACAAAGTTTGTTCTTGTGATTTCATCGTTAAATTCGAAGAGTTGATCTTTAGCTGCCGCTTCAATTGCATTCTCAAGGAAAATAAACAACCTACGAACGTTGATTCTATCGAATGCAGATGCTTTAGCAAGTCCAGTCTTATCTCCAAAGAGAACAATTCCAGAACCAGCAGAGAAGATAACAGGGTTAACTCTTGCTGAATAAAGTCTGTCTCTTTGAGTCTTAGATGGGTTGTATGCCAACTTAACTGCATTTAGAATAGCACCTCTTGCTGTTCCAGCAGGAGAGAACCAAGGATAGTTGTTAATGTCTGTTCTAGCACAACAACCAGCAATATCACCGTTAAGAGGTACGTAACGGAATGTATCCGCAAATCTATCGTACATATACTTGTATCCAGAGTCGAATACAGCATAAGATGATGAAGTTAATGGTGAATAGAAATTAAGAACATTAGTCGTAATGTCATCATCATCATTAATCGTAACAGTTCCTGTTGCAGTATCTGTCAAATATGCACCCCTATATGGAGATATAAATGCCAGAGAATCTTTTCTTAGATCTGCGACTGCGATAACCTGTTGTGCAAGATTTTGTGTTTCTGTCATACTGTGGTTTCCAGAACCCATCAGTAAGAAGTCTACTGCATACAAGTCATTATTTTCAAACTTTTTATATCCAGTAGAAAGTTTAGAGACAGTTGCTTTTAATGAACCTGATGTTCCAATACCTGTTTGTCCATCATAGTTCTTACCAGCTGCAAGCAGTTGATTTTGGTTTCCTGTTCCACCAAAGATAATACCATTGGCGTTTTGATCCCAACCGTAATCTGATTGTGGAGTAAAGTTAGCACTAAATCCAGTAGTTGTAAGTCCTGCTGGAGCACTTCCACCGTAAATATATTCGGAATTATTTCTTAGGAATTTCCTCCAATAAGAAGGAGAACCTGCAGAGAATTCTGCATCCTTTGCTTTAGAAAGACTTAGATGCTTCTCAAGAATTGTTCCGGCATTTCCAGTAACTTTTCCTTCTCCATCAATTACTACAACATGAAGTTCGTCAAATCTTGCACCACGTCCTGAAGCAAAATCTGAAGTTCCTGGTCTATCAACAAGAGTATTCCACTGAACAGTCTTTGCACTAGTTCCTACACCAACTGTACTTGTTGCTACTGTAAGGGTTTGAGCATCAAACCAATCTGAAGTTGCATTGACTGATGTTGAAATTCCTTGAGCAGTTCCATTTGCTAAAGCAGAAGTAAATCCAACTGTAGAGGCAGGGTTACCAGTACCTGATGATGTAATGAACTCATAAACACCACCTGGTTGATAATCAACAGCAGTTTCTGTTCCAGCTGCTGATACATGGGAAACAATCTTTACACCAACATTAGTTCCAACAACCTGCATGACAATTCCTTTCAGAACTCCGTCTAGAGTTGTTCCTGAACCAGCACCTGGAAGTGTTTTTGTAATTGCTTGAGTAATACCATAACCAACTACTGCGTTAGTAGCACTAGCGACTTCCAAAATTTGGTCGCATTTGGCATCGAGTATACCAACTCTGATTCCATTTGCCCAAGAACCAGGGTTTTTAGCGATTGTGACTGCAGTAGGAATTACATTCTCATCGTATCCTAATGCATCATAATCCTCATTACTTTTAATCTTAATACTTGCGGAGTTGTTAGTAGCATTTTTAAGATCGTCATCGTCAGATCTTACAACTCTTAACGTCCCTCCATATGCTAAGAACGAAGATGCGGTTAACCATGTTTCGTACTGTTTATCAGCACCATGTGGTTCACCGAAATTATTCACTAAATCATTTTCAGTTTCAACAACTGTTGGTACTTCAACTGGACCTTTTTCAAAAGCCCCAACTATCCCTCCAATTTTATCTGATGTCGGGTCAACTCTCCCTTGAGTTAAGTCAACTTCCTTAACAACAATTCCAGGAGATGCTAGATTTAGTGGCATCTTAATTCCCCTCGCAGTCCAAATTTACTCTAAAAATATTTATTAAAATATCTATTTACAATGGGGAAACAGTACATGAACATTACCAATCAGGATATGCCCAATCAATAAATGGTTTTTCTTTTCTATTTTTAACTATTCTTTTTATTGTACATAACTTACATTCATATGCATATGAAGATGGTAAAGAGAGTCTATTCTTATGAGTTTTATAAAAACCATCTATCAAATTTTTAACTTCTCCACATTTTCTACACTTTCTTTCTTCAAGAAGTAAATCTCCCAGTTCAAACTGTTGATCTAAATCCACTACATATAATCCCACATATAAGAACGATCACCATACTCATCGGTGTGCCATCTATCACCATCATCATCAACAAAACTATCAATATCTTCAAATCCATCAGATACAAATCCAAATGGTGCCATATCTTGTTCTATTTGGTTCTTTTGTTCTTCATATATTCTCTTACGGATATCATTATCCGTCATTTCTTTAAAATAATCCTGTGCAACTAACCATGAAAAACTAACCAAACACATTGCTAAATCATCATTACAACCCTCTTCTGCCTCAAAAGAGTTATGTTTTTGAGCAAAAGTAGTTAATTCTGAGATGATATCATAATCAACAGTAAGTAATTTATGATCTTCCAACAATGTTTTTAAATTAGAACAACCCAACTTTTTAACTGCTGATGTCATTCTTACACCAAGTTGAGTTTTCTTACCAGAAAATCCTTGTCCTACAATTTGTCCGTTTCTTCCTCTCATAGATGCCATAAGAAGATTTTCATATTCCAAATCATATTGCAATATACTTGCAACCTGATCACCAATATCATTAACTTCTATTAGTAAGTATGCCTGATTATATCCATTAGCAACATCAAGAATGATATTTGGGAATAACATTGGTTTAATCTCATTATTCCTATACTTTGCAACTACCTTATATGGAAACTCTGTTGTATCAAAAACTATAAAAGCAGAATAATCATTACCTAATCCTCTGGCAACATCAACCGTAATTATATAATTATGCTCTTCTATAGGAGAATAGTAAATATCAAGTCCAGCATTTCTTTTTTTAGGTTCTTCATATACAAGATTTCTAAGTATTGCTGGATTAATTAGGGTATTAACCGAACCTAAAAACTCACATTCAAATTCAACTTTAAACTGTTGTTCAGAAGTATTGGCAATAGTTTGCTCTTTCCATACCTCATCTCTACCAGGAACTTCACTCCAATGAACTTCTGTTGGAATATATTCATTTTTATTTCTTTCTGCATCATGCCACATACGATAGAAATGATTCATACCGTGTGGAGTTGAGACTATAATTACTTTCGTTTGTTTGCCAGAAGTAATAGTAGGATAAACAGAGGCAAAGAACGAGTCAGCAACGTGATTTGGGACGAACGCGAACTCGTCGAGAAAGA